AAAAAACCCCCTCACAAAAAGTTTTATTATGATGTAGTTAAATCAAATATACCACCTGATGCTTTTTCATTCTTAGAGCATAAAGTGTATTCAACTAATAGAGCTTTCTTGTCAGCATCACCAGTTTTCGCTAGATCAACCATTTGGAAATCTCTTAGGTATGCAGCAGACCACATATCAGGAGAAAGAACATAAGCTGATCTTGCTCTTGAAAATCTGTTCGCTACAACTTGTAATGCACCGAAATCACTTTCGTAAACATCAATTGCAGAAACTAATCTTTTGTTTTCTGCATCATCCATTCTTGTTGCACCACCAGTAAAACCAGAAAGTTTTTGCTTATTGAAAGCACCAACCATAACCATTGATGGATCGCCACCCTCAGTCCAAACTTTTCTAATCATAGATTTAAGTTGAGACTCAGTAAAAGCTCTTTGAGTACCATCAGTTCTAGCATTTGTACCAGATGTTCCTGGATCTGCTGCTGAACCAGTACCTTTGTCTGAATTAGTTTTAATCCAAGACTCTAGCGATGCCATTCTTCTTGCAGCACCAGCACCTGAATCAACTGGAGCTTGGTTTGCAGTAAGAGTAGTTTCCATATCTCTTTTTAGCTCTTTAGAAGCTTTAGAGATTAGGTATGCTAGTTCGTTATTTCTTCCAGCAAGATCAACTGATTCCATAGTACCAGAAACGATTACAGCTTTTCTTGAAATCTGTGTTTTGTTTCCAATTCTAGTAGTTGCAGTTTGTGCATCAAAAGAAATTTCATCACCCTCTAAATGGTAGTTGTCAGAAGCTGGAGCAGCTAACGCATCTATTTGCCATTCATGGTTGACAGCAGTTGCTTTTGATTTTCCAATAGAACTCATGAAAGGAGTATCAGTTGGGCTTATGTTGTAAATTATATCAGACAAATCTTCTCTCTGACCATTTACAGCATATTTAGTAACAGTATTAGTAATTAATGCCATTATATTATCCTATTTGTTTGAGTTGTTAATCATATCCAAGAAAATATTCTGAGCATCTTTAAGACTCCCAGTTTTTCTTAGACGACCAAACTTTTCTCTAGCAGCTTTGGATTGATAATCGCTTTTGTCTTTTTTAATGCCTGACTTAAACACTCTACTTGGTTTAGAAATCTTTTTAGCAATATTTGGTTTTGCTTTTTGTAAATTTCCAAATTTCATAGCATCGTTTACCAACATCAAGATACGATGGTCATATACTTGAGCTATTTCTGAGTCGTTAAACCCATATTTAGCCAAATGACTTCTCATATTATTTTTTAAAGTTGATGCTTTACCAGGATCAGCAAAATCAGGAATATTATTCACTAATTTTGTCTTTTCACTTTGTAAATATCCATCAAATTGTGCTTTCTGTTCGGATTGTGCTTTTTGAAAAGCAGAATTTAATTTTTCTTGCTTTTTTCTTAGCCTGTGTTCAATCCTTGCAGCTTGAGCTGGATCTTCGTCATATAAAGCTTCTAAATCAGCAGATGAAATCTCTGTATTTAGTTGCTCTTGGGCAACAGACATAAGCTCATTAACTTCTTTTAGCTTTTGAGAATAGTCTTGTCTTTGCTTTTCAGACTGAGAATAAAAGTTCTTTCTTTCATTAGAAAGTTCTTCTGTTTTTCGTCTGTAATCCGAATCTCTGGAGTAGCCATTTCTCAACTCATCAAGGGTAACTTCAAATTCTTGACCAGCAACTTTCACTTTGTGAAGTGCTTCTTCGGTGGAATCTTGTTTCTCTTGAGTATCAATTTGTTCTTCGTCTTGAGATACATCTTGCTCCGAAACTTCTTCTTCTTCTGATTCAGTTTCTTCGCTTATTTCCTGTTCCTGTGGTTGTTCTTCATTAGAAGATTCCTCATTTTGTGGTTCAGGAGAATTTTGTTGTTGTGTTTCTCCAGTTTCTGTTTCTTCTGGAGTGTTTAATAAACCATTTACAGCCTTTTGAGCTTTTTGCAAATCAGTTTCAGATCCTTGTAATGGGTTGCCTTGATTGTCTGACATATTTTTCCTTTATAGTTAAGCTCCTCTTATGAGGTTAGCTTATCCTAACTTTTTTTGTTAGAATTTTTGGTTTTTTATTTGGGTTCTAAAATCTTCTAATTGTTTAGAAGCTAGTTTTCCTGTGTCTAAAATTTCTTGTAGATGGTTTTCAACTTTTCCAATTATGTTGTAAGCTAACCAAAGTTTTTCTCTAGTGTCTGTTTCGTTAGCACCAGTATTTAATAAACTTGTAGAATATAAATTTTTAAGTTTATCAAAAGATTCTTTTACTAAAGGATTATCAAATAAATCTTTAGCCTTGTTGGATTGGTTTACTTCCTGTTGGAGCTTTGCCTGTTCCTGGTCGTTCATTCAATGACTCAATCTGTTGTTCTAGTTTTTGTTGTGATTGTTGTGCATCCCTAAAGTCTTTTGTGCTCTCAGCAACTAACATTTTATTTAAATCTGCTTCTGCCTTAATTTGAGCTGAATCTATTTGAGCATTATATTTAAGCTCAAGTTCTTTCATTTTAATTTCATTTTCTAAAAGCATCTTAGCATTACTAGCTTTGATTTCTTTTAAATCTAATTCTAAACTTGCTAATTTTCGTTTTTCTTCACTTGCTATTCTAGCAAATTCTATTTTCTCAATTGGTGTTGGTGGTGGTGGAGCTTTCGGCTGAACCATTCCTTTACCTTGATCTGGATTAACAAAATAATTTTCAACATTTTTAAGACCAGCATTTTCAATAATTTTTGCCAAACTATTGTAAATATTTTTAAGACTGACCATTGGGTACTCCTGGCCACCTTGTAATTGAAATGCTTGTAACTGTCTTTCCAGGATATTGTTCAACATCATAATTTGTTGATCGTTAGATCCTGTACCTAAACCAACTGTTATTGAAATATTATATCTGTTTCTCCACTCAGTAGGTTTAACTGGAATGAATTGATTATTTAATTCTACAACTCTTTCCTTATCTTGATACTTACAAGTAAGTTCAAATATTCTTTTAAATAAATCTTTAACACCAGTTTCAGCAAATACTCTTGCAATCAATTCCATTCTCATTTGAGATTGTGTCATTAAAGCATTAACACCAGTTGCAGTTTTATTTAAACTGTCAGCATCTAAACCTTGATTGTATCTTGTGATACCAGTTCTAGATTCTCTTACTGTGTCCAAGTATTCTAATAATGGAAATGCTTGTTGCGAAATCGTTTGAGATTGCATCGGCATCATTACTTGGCTTGGTGGTTGTTTAGTTCTAACAACACCACCTGGTCTTGATGTAAGTAGGTCATCCAAATTAACCATACCATCCATTATGGCCACTCTGTTATTATTTGTTAAATACATATTATCTAACAACTGACGCATAACTGTAGATTTAACTAACTGAACATCTTCTACTAACTCAGAAACTGATCTACCATAAAATCTATGTGGCATTGGGATTGGAGTTAGAGAACAGAAAGGAATAAAATCGCAAGGTTCATTTTCTAAAATAACAAAACCAGTTCCAGCACAAATTATTTTTCTAAGTTCGGCAACACCATCACCATCCATATCTACTTTTACATAACACTCATAAACTTCTATTTCTTGAGTGCTATCATCAGGAGCATCGTCAAATGGACTTTCATCAATATCAGAAACTCTTTGTAATCTTTCATCGTCTAATAAAATACCATTAGTCGTTGGTAGATCATCTATAATATCTTGGTCATATCCCATCTCTATAAGATCGGATCTAGTTTTCATAACTCTATGAGCTACAAAGTTTGCTTCTTCAATACTTTTTGCAGACCTTTGAATTAAAAATTCTTCTGGTGGTATATTTTCTATTTTTACTTTACCAGCATTTCTAGTTCTTTTAATAATACAGTTATGTAAATATGGTGTAGGAACATCTTCAACTTCTTGGCCATTTAATGCAGCTTCTTCTTTTAGCTGCTCTAATCTTGTTACTGCAAATTGATCTACAAATTTTTCTTCTGAAATAACTTCAATATCAGATTCAAGCATTAACAAATCATATTCGTAATCACTTAAATTTTCGTATGTTTCTTGTTCTACCTTTTCAGCATCATCCCAATAAACTTTTACAATTCCATTCTTTTCTAAAAGAGCATCTTTAAACCAAGTATATAAAATTGAAAATCCATTATTATCTTTGTTAAAAATATAATTAATATAATTTGTAACTTGATCTGCTAATGGTACATCTTCTGCTTTAACTGGTTCACATCTAACTACTTGATCGGATGATGTAAAAACTCTTAATAGGTTTGGCAAGATAGTTTCAATTGTGTCAGATACATCTGTACTAACCACTTGTGATCTACCATCTATCTCAGTACCAAGTTTCTCCCCCATGTAATATTCAAGGGATTTTTTTCTAGCATCTGATAATGCACCACCCATAAATCCAACTGAGTTATTTATCTCAGATGAAACTATGTATTTTAATTCTGTTTCTGTAACCTTTTTTGCCATGTAATTTTAAACTATATAATTTGTGTTAATAGGAACTTCTTTTTCCCAATTGGAAAGCTCTATTCCTTGCCCAACTATTCCAGTTCTAAAAGCATCAGCACAATGACTTGCGTAAGAGTGCATCGGTTTAGATTTAAAAACTTGAGCCTTATCATCCCATTTTTTTGAATAGGCTTTTAAATATTCTATGCCAGTTGCACACTTGTCCTGGTCAAACCAACAATTTATTAAATTTTTTCTGACAGCTTCTATACCATCTTCAATACTAATCTTAGGAGCCACTTCACCAACTATGCCAAACTCTAATAAGCTATCTAATCTTGTCTTACCATAATTGCCAAGCTCTCTAACTTTTACATCATGTGGTAATATATGGGTGCTATATTCGTAACCTTTATTTTTTAAAATATCAGCATAGTGATCTAAACCATGCCCACTATTTTCATAATAATCAATTAATCTTATTTCATTCTTATGTTTTTGCACAAACCAAATAGCTGTCTGGTCATTCATGCCAAGATCCCACCAGGTTTCTACATCTAAATCTTCATCAAATAGATTAGACTCCATTCTACCCTCTTTTGCCAGATCCTCTATGATAGAACCATAATATGATCCTGTGATAGCAGCTTGAAACGAACATTCAAATTCTTGTTCGTATAAGTCTTTGGACATTACATCTTTAGCAGCCTGTAATTCCTCATCGTCTAAAATTCCTGTTTCACTTGCTTTGTGAGTACAAGCATACCATTCTTTATTCTGTAAAGCTCTTTGGTATAATTGATAAAACGAATTTCTACCTTTTGGTGTACCAATAAATATGCACCATCCTTTTCGGTCAGCCAAAGCTGGTCTTATGACCTCTGGAAATATGGTAGGCTTAATAGATTGTGTTTCGTCAAATACACATCCATCTAAACTAATACCTCTTATGGCCTGATCGTTCTCAGCACCCAAAATAGTTATTCTAGCACCATTTGGTAAATCGCATCTAAGCTCACTCTCATTGAATTTAGTGCCTGGTATTTTTCCTGCGAACTGTTTTATGTAATCCCATGCTGTTGCCTTTCCTTGTAGCCTGTATGGGCTTAGAAACACATATCTAGGGTTAAGCTTGGTATTTGTTAAAGCTGCCTTGAGCATATGATTTATGCACATAACAGTTTTACCAGCTCTACGATGTAGAACACAAACACTAAACCTAAACTTATCTATTTCCTTATGCAGAGTTTTTTGCAAAGCTCTAGGCTTATAAGGTATAACTATATTCGGCATTTTTAAAAAAAATTAATGTAAAGTCTGATTTTGATTGCTGAATAGAGTTTCAATGCCAAGATCATTCATTATCTGATAAGAAAATCTATTACATTCCTTTAAGTTATTAAAACCATCAAAATGGACAATCACACTATTGGTGGATTCCATTACATATACGATAGCTGTATAACCTAATTTTTTATCATCAAATTCAAACATTGAAATTCCTTGTCTTAGCTGTGTGTAACTTCCCTAAATTTATTTTTAAGTTCAAATATAGTTTTGGGGTTCGCTTTTTTTTTACCCCCATGAGATTCTGGTACAGAACTGAGTAAAATGATTGTTAATCATTTGCTCCGGTTAAATAACTTAATAAATTAGGCATTTATTTATAAAAATATAAATAAAATATAGTTT